CAGATATGGAAAGAAAATCTTTGAAATGTTGAAAGACAAAATGCAACCACAGTTTCAAGATGAAACACCAGTAAATCCATTTGATTTATGGGAAGGTGCAAACTTTAAAATCAAAGTTCGTAAAGTAGATGGATACTGGAACTATGATAAATCAGAGTTTGCAACACAATCACCATTATCAGAAGATGATGACAAGATGGAAGCAATTTGGAATAGTCAACATTCATTAAAAGATGTGATTGCACCAAGTGAGTTCAAATCTTATGATGAACTCAAACAAAAACTCGATAGAGTTTTAGGGATGACAGCATCCACTGCAACTGCAGCTTCGGTTGCATCAGATATGGATGATGTTGCATTCCCAAGTCCAGAACCAACAATTGTAGAACCTACAACTGCAAGTGCAGATGTAGGAGAAGAGGACACTATGTCTTACTTCCAAAAACTTGCAAATGATGTGTAATGGATTGCAATCCTAAGTAATTTGAATTATAAATATACTATGCACTAATAGGATTGTTAGGGGACTGGGTAACCACTTGACCCAGAGAGTTATACCAAGTAGGATGGTTGAGGTTTGGGTATACAATTCGAGGTAAGATATCAATGCGGCAGAGGATATCGGTTAGACTGCGGGGATGATTAACATCAACTGAGGGGCAGGTTTAACATCTAATTTTTCCAAGAGATAAGATAATGAGTAACTGGCATGGTGGCAAAGGTTCTAAGAGAAGAAATTCAAATGAAGAACTATATGGTGATAACTGGGAAAAAATCTTCGGTAAGAAGAAACCAGAGATAAAGTCACGCAAACATCAACCAGACCATAGTGTAACTCAAGTCCACAAGGACAGAACCAAAGTCATTCCAAGACACCAAAAATACAAACAAGAATAGGAGAATAACACATGAGTTATTCCAAGTATCATACTTCATCGGTAGATAAAACTACATTCTTAGATTACAATATCTACAGAACAGAAGAATGTAGAATACAATTAGATAAAGAAATAACCCTTGATAACTTAACACAAGGTAACTGGGAAGAAGGTGACCACCTTCTAGTTGAGATTAAGGATGAATTGGTGACTTTTACTAAGGTTGATGTACTTTAGTTAAGTTGCCCTGCATATTGCAATGCAGAATGGTGAGTCATATTAGACCCAGATGCAATAAATCTTTTCTGGGACATATTATTTGTTTGATTGTTTGCAATTGGTTGATTGATTTGAGTAATAGGTGCTTGGTTACCCATCATTTGATTCATTCCAGGCCCTATTGGAGTACTACTTCCAACTAGACCAAAGTTCATCACAACTGAATCCATTTTACTAACTGCTTTTTGAATTCTTTCGAGGTGACTAACTTTTGTATCTGTTATTCCATCAAGACCAGTACCTATTTTACCTAACCCATCACCTAAATTACCTAAATTATCACCTAATGATTTTGTAAGTTCTATTGCTGATAAGTCTTCAAGTTCTCCAACAAAGTCTTCTCCAATAAGACCCATAAACCATCCACCAATTCCTTGTTCACTTTCTGGAAGTTCTGGGAATTTGAAACCAGCTAATGCAGTTTTAAGACTTTGAAGATTACTAATAGAAACTTGCATGTCTTGGTCATACATGTTAATTGCAGCTGCAAGGTCTTCTAATGGATGTTGTCCAACTAGTTGTGATAATCCAAAAGTCTTTGTTGAATCTAATATATCTGAAATATCACCAGTTATAGAACTAAGTTGTTGTATGTTAGTTTTAATTCTAGGTATGTTAAGAGTTTCGAATGGTGTAATGCTGTTTGCAAATTCACCTAGTCCTTTACCAACTACAACTAATGTACCAATTAGTCCCATGACTGCAATTGCACCGACACCCATAATTAATGCACCAACTCCAGTAGTCATAATTCCACCTAAGACTCCCATAAGAGTTGCAAGACCTAACATACTACCTAGTACTTTCAACATGTTAACCTTACCAAACTCTTGCATTCCATCGAATGCACCCATCCTATCACCAAGTGCAAATGAACCAAAGACACCAGTAAGACCAACACCCAATGCAATACCACCAACTGCAAGTGCAGCTGCAAACTTAAATGATGCTGCAGCAAATGCAGACATACCAACAGCAGCTGAAGTTAGTCCAGCACCAGCAATAGTTCCAGTTGCTGCAGCAGCTCCTAAGAATATGGCTGCACCTCTGAAACTATCTCCCATTTTAGGCCCTTCGGCTGCAGCAACCTCGACTGATTGTTGGTTCTCTTTGAAACGCATGTCAGCTGAACCATCTTTTTTAAGTTTTCTTTCTCTTTTTTCAGCTGCAGATAATGTTTTCTTTTGAAACTCTAAATTCTTTTTATCAACCTTTTTCTTTTCCTTCCTACGAGAAAGAAAGTCTTTTGTTGTCTTTATAAAATATGCTAATGTTTTTATGGTAAGTCTTTTAAGAAGGTTAAAGATAGTTCCAAGAAAAGGAATTTGTTGTAGTAAACCAGCAACAGGCCCAAAGAAACCTAAGACTTTATCAAAATCACCTCTTAGGTCATCTTTAAGAGCACCAAATGTTTTACCAGTAATTTGATTTCCCTCTTTAATTGCCTCATTTATGTCTTTGAAGACACCAGTTGTTGCACTTCTGGTTATTCTTTCTAAACCACCTAATGAACGACCAAACTTTTGCTCTTCTTCTAACTGTCTTTCTTGAACTTGTAAAGCTCGAACTTCTTGTTGAAAAATAGCATCATTTCCTTGACCAGTCTCCTCTCCAAGTGTCTTTAAAGAACTTAACCTCTCCCTAACCATTTCTAGTTCACCAGTGGTTTTTGCAAGTTCCATAGCAGATGATTTATCAAAGTTAAGACTTTGTTCTAACATTGAAGCTCGTTTTGCACGAGTAGTTTGTTCATCAGTGAGTCCCTTGATATCACCAAGTTTATCTTCAAAGACTTTCATTGCATCTACTTGACCCTTAGTGGTCTCTGCACGAGACCTTCTAAGTTCGGTCAATACTTTAGACATCAATGAATTTGCTTCTTTCTCACTTAAAGGATTTTTGTCATCTGCCATAATACTATTTATCTATTTTTCGTTGTTAGTCGAATGTTCTTTTGCAGCGGAGTTAACATATAGTCCAAACCATGCTGCTCCAGCACCTACCAATATACTGATAAGACCAGATTGTTCCATTGATGGTTCTGGTAATTCCAAGAACCACATAACAACAAAGTAAATTAAGAATATGTAAACACTTAAGAATGCTCTTGGCCATATTCTCCATGCATCTACTGCTCTTGCAAGGTGAATCCACTTTTGCCATGGATTTACTGTATCGTTTGCTTTTAAATCTCTTATCTCATCTTTGAGAGCACCATTCTCTTGAATCATCTCCATAAATTTCGATAAGTCCATTTCGACTTCGTTTCGACTCATGTCTCCACCAAATCTTTCTCTGTCATCACTCATAATACTCTCCTATTAAATATGTGATTATTTGTTATGTTGCTTCATCTTCAACTCTTCATCTTCAAGATGTTGAAGTAGTAAGGAAACATATATTTCCCTTTCCCAAGGCACCATATTATCTAATTCGTTTAATGACCAATTATGATGTTGAACTAGTCCAAAGTTTGTATTAATATAATTTGCCAGTGTCTCATGAGAAAGGGTTATGCGAAAAAATTCTGTATTCCTTCTAACCTCACTGTATTCTGATGATTACATTCACTGCAATTATATTCTACATCTTTGACCAATTTTGGTAGGTCATCAAACCATTTCATAACAACATTGAACTGTTCTATAGACAGTTCATCAATAAAATTCATTAACTCTGCTTCAGAAAAGTCACTTCTCTGATGTACATCATCTTGGTCAAATATGGTATCAATACAATGTGACAGTATATTAAATATGTCTTGTGTTTTTAATTCCATATTGTTTTCTATTAGACCTTGTACTTCTTGAAAACTTGGTACTTGTAAGGTAACCCCTACATTATCAGTTATCATGACTTTATTGTCTTCAGCCTGTTTACCAATAACTTCAATAGATGATAAATCAACATCTACTTGTGTTGTTGCTTCACATGTTGGTTGATTTTCACAACCAAGTACAATTTTAGTAACTTCACCAACAGATTTGATTCTTACTTGTAAGAACAAGTATTCCAAGTCTGTATTCGATAGTTCTCTTACAGTGTATTTTGACTCTTGCAAACTGCAACATGAGTCCACTAAATTGATAACAGTATTTGCTATCGTTTTTACTTCATCAGCTTCAAGTGCTTGAAGTAATACTTTCTGTTCACCTACAGTGAATGGTCGGTATTTAACTTCTTCACCAGAAACAGGAAGTGTTGTAAAATACTCAATGGTATTTAACTTAGGTAATGCCATAATATACTCCTATATCTTAAAAGATTGCGTCTTCAATCTTACCTCTTAATTTGTCTCCAAATTTATTTATGTGTTTATCCATGAATCCCATAAGAAGATTGTCTGGTTTACTATTCGTAAATTCAGTATGATAATATCTATATCTGAATTGTGTATTGAATTTTAATATATCAGATGATTCTTGTGATAATGATGATACACCTATTTGAACTGGATATGCATCAGTCATTATACAACGATAGTTCACTCTATCGTTTTTACCTAATGCTTCTACTATAATGATACCAGTGTAATCATCATGAAATCTTGAATGGAATGTTCCTTTATTACCATTTGATTGATAAGAGTTCATGGTACTTTGCCACATTTCAACTAATTGTTTTTCTTCAAAATCATTTGTTATTAAAAACTCACAATCAAATTGGTCATATTGTGGTTTATGTGGTATTGCTCTCTTTGGCCCATACTCAGAGTCTTCTACTGTAAAGAATCCTCGGCCTGGAATTGATGCACTTGTACATTTCATGCCTGTTATGTTAAGACCAGTATTTTTTGCACCAGTACCAAACATTGCAACATTAAATCTATTTGCTAACTGAACACCAGTTTGCATCTGAGCTTTAAATCTATCTATCTTCATGCCATTTTTTTCCTACTTTCTTTCCAAACTGCATC